GGAATTATCGGTTGATTTGTATCTGCACGTTGAACTTTAGTTTGGAATGGTAAATCTGGTCTAAGTTCTCATACGATGGAACTCCAACCCTCCTGCAGAAAATGAATATAGCACCCGGAATGGTCAAAGTAACTTCTTCCAACATTTGAGTTATTCCAGGTTCTCCTGTAGTCGGATAATTTATGTTGTCACACAATTTCCGCCAGTAGGAAGGGTTGCCACGAATAAATCCCCACAAATCTATCTCAACTGGATATGTCTCTAAGGTCGGCGTTGACAAATCTGAATTATGCTGCGCTCTTTCTAAATCACCACCAGAACCCGGACTGACAACTATGTAGCCATTTTCCAAAAGACCAGTAAGACCATTCGGGGACTCATCCACTTGGGTGTCAAAAATACTTAACGAAAATGCCTGTTGAGAACTATTCCCTACTGGGGGATAAATGCTTCCACAGTAAATCTTTAAGGCGTTGATTACTGCCTTAATTATTTCATCCATAATCATGCTACCCTAAAAGAATTCAGTCTTTCCACCAATATATCTTTCTTAGGAAATGTATCATTCCATAATCCTAGCTTTTCAAGCAATGGTCCATCCAACACAACGACTTTCACTTTATGAAGAAGTCCACATATTTCTGCCCTAACAAATGCTATTTCAGTATTCCATCCTTTTGTTTCAAAGTAGCAGTTAAATTCATTAACCCAAAAGTCCGGAGTATAGGAAGGAAGTTTAATTTCTTCAAATTCCATTTTGTACTTCTTAGGTTCATATTTCCATGAAAACCCACAATGGTCCAAAAGTTCAGCAAACTTTACTTCCCAATTAGATTTCATAGGTATATGCCCATTAGGTCCATCATAAGGACAATGGTAGGCTTCTCCACGCTTCCTATTGAATTCAGGATTCTCACGATTCTTAAGCATTTGTTGACGTGCTATCTCGCGAAATTCTAACGTTTGATGTGCTTCCTTTGCTGCCTCTCTACGTCTAAGAGACACTTCTGGATTCTTACGTAGTTCAAACATCGCTTTACGACTACATTTTTGTCTAATTTTTCGTATTTCAGGTGTATGACTTGCCTCAACATGCTTCCGAGTAAATTCAGGGTCTTTATTCTGACGTATCATGTTTTGTCGTCTATTTTCAATACCTATAGATTCTCTAGCAATACGTTCTAGGTATTTATAGCGAAAGTCTACTTTCTTCTTGACTAATTTAGCTGGCATCCGCTTTTCTACCTTAGAAATACACCTTTGAAAGTGCTGAAATACCGTTTTTGCTGGCCTTTATACCCTATGGCACTAATAGCCTTGCACAATGCCTTCTAGCCTATGCTGAACGCGCTCTACAGGCCATTATAGGGCATGGTCCTATAGTTTAATTGGTGCTGAAAGTATGGTTTTTATCTCTTCTTTGTTATTTTCGAAAGCCGGACCTAGAGTAGGTCTCGCTGGGAGCATAACTGACTGTTTCAAAACATAAAGAACTTCGTAATCCTTGCCGCCCTTACTGCGCGAAAGGGGCAGTATGAGCAAAGGTGACTTACCGTTTCTCTTCACATAAACGGCGAGAGGAAACATCGCAGGTATGCGGTTCCCACTAGACCAATTGGCATTTCTCGCGCGGTCTGATATAGGAAGTGCGAGACTCTTAGCAACCGATGGCTTAAGCTCTCCACCTTCCTCTTGTCGCTGTGCTCCATGCAAAGCGGTTCCAACCGTCACGCCTTCCGCATCGACACGGTAGCTAAAGCTGTCTCTGAGTTGCTTAAGCCAATGACCAAACCACCCACCAGCATGTCTGGAGATACGTTCAGTTACGTTCTTTTGCGCGGCTTGCTCAACTAGGATGCCTATGGCACTGAGCCTACGAACACGCTCGGCTTCTAGTTTAGCTAGAATACTGTCTCCGTTCCACTTTTCTTTTGCCATCTACGCAACCTTCACTATGCTGAATTCGTTTAGCTTTTCTATTACTATTTTCTTTTCGGAGAATTCATTATTCCACAAACCTAGTATTTCTAAAGTTGGTCCATCTAAGACTACTACTTTTACATTATGAAGTAATTGACAAATTTCCGCCCGTATTCTAGCTAGTTCCACATACTCTTCAACAGTAAGTCCACTTTGACTAAAATATCCCTTGACTTCGAAATAGCAGTTGAATTCATTCACCCAGAAGTCCGGAGTATATTTTGGCGTTTTTAATTCCTCAAAACTCATATCATATTGTACTGGTTCATATTTCCAAGTAAACCCACAATGGTCAAGTAACTCTGCAAACAATACTTCCCATGAAGATTTCATTGGGATATGGCCATTCGGTCCATCGTAAACATTATCCAGACGTCCATCAGACATTTTCTTACGAAATTCAGGGTCTTGTAAATTTTTAATCATCATCTGACTATGCAGTTTATTATTCTCAGGTGTATGACATGCTTCATTAAATCCAGGCTTTTTCCAATTTTCAAGCATAACATCACTATGAAGTTTTCTCATTTCTGGAGTACGATGACTTTCTGCAATCTTTTCCATAAATTCCGGATTCTGATGATTCTTAAGCATCGTTAGACGATGTACTTCAGCCATTTCTGGAGTTTTATTAGCTTTAACTCTAGCTGCAATTACGTTTTCTCTAAATTCAGGTTTTTGCCATTGTTTCAGAATAGTTTGACGTGCTTTATCCCGCGATTCTGGAGTTCTATGCCCTTCAGCAAGTTTCTCACGACGTTCGGGTGTCCTATTAGCTTTAGCTCTAGCTTCACAGAATTTTGGGTCTTTCTGATTCTTAAGCATTTGGATTCTACCACGTTCTTTTTGTTTAGCAATTCGTTCTTTATATCTAGTTAAACAATCTGACATTAGATTTGACCCTTTAATTCTTCACAATCCAGAATGAAAAATGGTGCAGTTGAATGAAGTCTTCTAAATGTAACAATTCCCATAATTCTTAATGTTTTACCCAGAAATATAATCCTGTTAGCGTTTTCATTGATATTGTAGCTAGTAGAATTAGGTATAAGTACACCATGTGTACCTCTCAGAATAAATCCCATCATCTCGAACCTTTTATCTGAACTTCTCTCATTCACCATACATGAAACATTCGCATAAGTCGGAGTAGTACCTATCTGCCACGGAGTAGCCCCAGAAGCTGCCGTGACGGTGTATATGTCAATTACATCTTCACACATGGACTCTTGTGACATTAGTACATAATCTTTCTGTATCTGGTGAGAGCCTTTTGGAACCAATCTCCAGAAGTGCTTGGGTCCATAATAGAAATACTGTACTGGTTTCCAGATTCGCTAGAAAGGTTCCTATCAACTCTGCGCCCCAGTATTAACTGGATAACTCTCTGTGATACTATTTGTTCAATCTCAAATAGTTCACTGTCTCCCCAGTTACTACCAGCAATATAATCCACATAGATATTTTCTGGGCTAACAACCGGACTATTTAATATGATTCTTCCATCCGACTGCTCATCGATCACATATTCCGTATCAGCAACCAATTTAGTTGACTTGGTACGCATCCGACCAGTGTATATTTCTATTATTTGGGTGACAGGGTATTCATCAACATAAAAGAAATATTCTTCTGGTTCATCTTCAATTCCAACATATTCTGCTGGTTGGCCCCTCACCCATTGTTTATACCTTCTGGACAAAATATGCCTGTCCATAATTCTTTCTGCTTCTGCCGTAACTGTGTTGATTCGTTCTGCAATTTCGTTATATGTAGTTGGCAGAGAAGCACCATTGGTGATGCTATCAAAGTGTTGTCGAACCATTTCTACATTAGAAAGAGCATATTCACCCAAAGTATCTGGGTTAAAGGAACTGCCAACGACATTAACATACCAAACAGTCATATTCAGATAATCGCCACTTATCACATTTGAAGATACATACCAGTTATTCAGGTTAGTGCTATCCAGCATAATGGAATCACCAGCTTCGAGAGTATGTGGTTGGTAGGTCGGGCTTGCACCGATGCTGATAGTTCCGGTATTGGTCTTTCGTGCTTGGAACAATACCAGTGAACAGACTTTATCCGAAAGCTGCTGTGGACTGGCTGTAAGTAGAACTGGAGCAAGGGATTCTGGTAGCATATTTATTTCCTACAGTTTTCCTATTCGGTGGAAATGCGCCATCTTGTCAAATTCACCTGCATCCAGAAACACGCCCAAACACTTCTCGCAGCGTTCTACCATCACCCCAAGCATGGCTTCGAATGTCACCATACGTCCACCACACTTGGGACAGGTGATTTTGTACTGTATTTTATCCGACACAATCAACCTCCGAAAATAGCTTCAAAGATAACTTTCAAAGGTTTCCATATCAGTGCTATGACCGCCGCAAACCCCGCAAGAATCCCGCCAATAATGATAGCGCGTTTCTTGAGGAGACTATGTTCCGCTTTGGCTTCCATCAAGTCAGCGTTTTCATTTTTCTGTGCTTCTCGTTTAGCAGCATCTTCTGCAATTTTATCTTCTCGCAACTTCCTCAAGTCTGCAAAATGTTCATCACACTGTTTCACCTTTTCTGCACAAGCCCGTTTTGTTTCAGCCAAAACTTCGTCACCTGTCTTTTCCATCTTAGTATACAGGTCTTTAACATATTGTTCCATTCGTGTATTCGTACGAACTGATTCAGCGTTTAGGTCAGCCAGTTCCTTGACAATCGTTTCTCTAAACAACTGAAGAAAGTCTCGTTCGTTCATGCTGATTTCTCCCGGTTTGCTGATATTTCTCGGTGTTCCATCAGAGTTTGAACAAACGCGCTGTTCTCAGATGCTTTCTCTGGCACATCTGGGGAACAGGGAAGGAGAATACCAAAGGTCCATGCATCTATCACGTATTCCACACTATGTGGCTGTCCAGATTCTATAACTATAACTTCGGTTTCTTGCAACTCTACCATTTTATTTTCACCAAGCATGATATGCACATGCCCCGATTCCACAATAATTACTTCTCGTTCTTTTGGATGGCAATGCACACCTAGAATAGTTCCAGACGGAGAAAAACAATGCAGAATGCCCATTTTAATAGTCTTGTATAAAACAGTCATTGCAAGAGAACCTGCTTCACACTTAATATGTGATACACCATTAGCGTTATCCTGTATTCGCCAATTACGATTCAAAGCGTTCAACAGTTTCATATTGTCATTCATGGCAACTGGTTCTGTTGGCACAGCACTACTTCCTTTCATACCGGGTAAATCTTCTGTCATAATACTTTCCTTAGTTTGAATACTAACAGTGCTCACAGCAAAACTGGTATCCACCGATAGCAGCTTTGCTGAGATAGCTGTTATGCTATTCTGAACGACTCCAACTTTTCAACCAATGCCTCCTTCTGTAAAAGTGCTTTAGACCACAAACCGAGTAGTTCCAGCTTTTCTCCGTCGAGAACTATGACTTTGACATTGTGTAGTAGCTGGCAAATCTCTGCGCGTACTTCCGCTAGTTCTACCAAATCATCTCTGCCCTTGACTTCTATGTAACAGTCCAACTCGTCAACCCAGAAGTCTGGAGTATATTTCGGAGTAGTTATATCTTCGAAGCTCATTAAATATTGTTTGGGTTCATACTTCCAGGTGAAACTTATAAAGTCTAGAAGTTGTGCAAATAGAACTTCCCAGGAGCTACGCATTGGGATAACACCATTGGGTCCTGTGTATGTGAAACCATGCCCCATTCCTGCTGCGTTCTTACTTCGGAATTCTGGGTCATCATGGAGTTTTGACATTGTTTCACTACGACGTTTTCTACCTTCTGGTGATTGACTTTCTTTAGTGAGAGCATCTACAACATTCTTACGATATTCGGGATTCAACCATAACTGTCGATTACGTTCACAGGATTCTGGAGTTTTGTTTCGCTCAATTAATCTTTCATTTCTTGCTTTGCTAAATTCTGGTTCTTGGTTCAGAAGTGTCATTGTTTGCCTATGTTGTTCTCGTCCTTCTGGGCTTTGGGAATATGTAACTAATCCCTTAATTATGGACATACAATATTCTTTGTCTTGTAAATGAATTCGTCTTGATTCTATTTGCTTTGCACAAAATTCAGGGTCTTGATGATTCTTTTGCATTTGTAGCCTTGCACGTTCACTTCTTTCAGATTGCTGGCGTTTGGTTTGTGTTGATTTAATGTGTTCGGACCTACAGATAGTAGAACAAAATCTCCGTTCTGGGTGGTTTATGGCTGTTTTGAACTCAGCACCACAGTAATCACAAGCGTTAGTTTGGGACGGATACCAGGACATAATACTTTCCTCATTTATGGTAAGCAGTACTCACAGAGTGGGGCTGATATTTTACTAATACCAACCCCACTTTAGAGGATTGCTTCTTAAGGAAAATTAACCAGTCGCTGAGCTCGCCGTGGTCCCGCCGGTGTATAATCCGCAAATCGCACCGGGCAGAACCGTGTCCCCTTCACCGTAGATGGTGGGGGCAATACGCTCCGTACCCTTGATGGTAATCAGGTCGCTTGCAAACTGGTACTCAAGAGACTGCTCCATCGTGAACAGACGCCTGTCACCCATAACCGCGCCAAGCATCAGGTTCGCAAGGAACAGACAGAAGTGCGCGTTGCTGCTGGTTCCTGGCATGGCCTGCACGAACTCCACAGGGTGTCCAAGGAACTTCGGAGCCTGACCACCCAAAGCCTGAGTAGCCTCAAGTGCATGAGCACCGCCCAGACCCAACGCCAGCCTGACCAGCACGGAATAGTAGAAGTTCCTGTGGCAGTACAGCTTTGCCTCAGATTCCATGTCAGCAAACTGGGGAAGGGTGCCGAACAGGTTCTCAATGTCGGCCATCGTCACGCCGCCCCACCCAGTCCCTGTCGCCTGAACAAAACCAGCGCCGACACCGGTCGTGCCAGTCGTGTCACCAGCCACAGGAGCGTTGAGCAGCTTGTAGCCCAGACCCTTGCAATTCCCGAAGATAGCCCCGCCGTCACC